ATCAATCTCTCCATACCATTCATAGTAAAGTTTTTGCTCTTTTGGTTGTGTAGTATAATCGTAAAAGTATTCTCCAATAGCTTTTCTATTTACAGAAGTTAGCACTTCCGTTTTTAGCACTCTGTACTTTTGGTCATAAATAACTACCTTAATTAATTGTGGGTCTATCTTTTCACCTTCAAAATTATAGAACACACATTCGAATCTGATTGTATCGCCATATTGGTATATATTCATTTCATTCACTCCTTAATTCGGCTCTTACCACTAGTAATAGTGAGAGTCCTATTCTTTTCAATTGTTTCTGCTTTCCGTTCAATATCATTGTTCTGTATATTTGACTTTTTGGAATCAGATATATCTAGGCTCAATATAGTTAACGAATCTCTAATTGTGATAACCTTCTCATATAATTCAGAAACATTATCAACCGTATCTTTAACACGAACAAATAGTCTTGCCAGTCCTAAAGGGAAACCATTAAAATCTATAACTCCTACCATTTGATTATCAAACAAATCAAACGTGTAATCATGTCTAGTTCCGCTTTCATCAATTATATAAACTTCATTTGACCTTCCTAGTGTTTCATTCGCACTTACTGTGATTTCAACACTTGCTTCTCTAGTCGTGTATGCAGGTGCATAAATTTCAATAGTTGGTGCTGTTGTATCTAATTCCACAATGATGTAATCCATTTTAATCCCCCTTTAATCTAAAAAGAGAGGTTGCAGTAGCAACCCCTAAATTATACAGACCATGTTCCTGCTTGGTTTTTAATAAACACTTTGATAATCTTGCTACCATCACCGCTAGATGCTAATTCTAAGTCTTGACCAGAAATAGTAACTGTGATTGGATTTGTATATCCTCCTGCACTTCCTGCAACGTTTTGACTTCCATTTGCAGTAGCGATGGTTACGCCAGAACTCTCAACTGCTCCTGTTGAAGTAACAACTTTAACTTTGTACTCTTCAAACTGTGCAGGAGATGAGAATGTGAATGAAAAGATGTTCTTACCATCTTTCTTAGACACTTTGAATACATCTGGTGCTCCAACATTTACAGTAGGAATTGCAGTATTTAAACTGATATTATCTGTTGCAATGCTAGACTCATTGTATACTTCATCTCGAATTTTCACCGAAACCTGTTTGTTTCCATCACCACTAGAAAGCTTAACTTGCTTGGAATCAGTGAATGAAATCCATTGCGATGTAGCTTCTGTAGTTTGGATGTTAGTGTCATATGCTGTATCTACATTTCCCCAAACTTTCATTTGGTATCCTGTAGTGTCGATATCTGTTGTTCCTAAACTAACACTAACTAATTGGCTATTAGAATATGTAGCACCACCGTTTATATTTATATACGGATTACTTGGTGCAGTCGTATCTAATATGATATTAATATAATTTGCCATTAAGATTCACCTCTTAATCTCTTTCTGAAATATAATTTCTGATAGGAGTGCAATATTTCATGTCCATTACGATTTGCCCATTGTCATTTAAAAGTAACAATAGTTTATTTGCTTCTGCATAGATTTTTACAACTCTTCCCATGAATGTCATACCTGCTTGATTTACATTAACGTATTGGTTAACTGTGAACATAAAATTCATCCTTTTCTGATTATTTATTTTGTAATTCTGACTTAGCCGTATCGTTCATTTCTTTAACGATAGCTTCAATCATTAAATCAAGTTCTTTTTCAGACATCTTGATTTTCTTTTGTTGCATAAGTTTCATAACTTCTACTTTTGCAAGATTTAGTTTCTCATCGCCTTTAAGCTCTTTGTACATCTGCTCAACTGCATGAACAACAATTTTGACTAGCTCTTTGTTATTTTCGATTTGTGCGATTAAGCCTTTCTTCTTTAAGAAACTAACTAAGTATTTAGTAGCCACCCCTGCAAATGCAGTTAAAATTGCAACAACTAAATTAACTAATTCAACTTGAATCTGTTCCATCTTACATTCTCCTTATTTAAAAATATCCATGCCTACTAATATAGTAGACATGGCATAGTATTACTTATCGAATTTGCTGTCTAGCTTATCATTCAATTCAGTAATTCTTGCTTGCAGTTGTCTATTCTCAACTGTCAAGTTAACGTTAACAGCTTGTAGCTGTCTCATTTCCTCACGCAAATTCTCAATCTCTTCTCTCTGCTCCTGTAACATTTGTCGTAGCTCTGCGATTAATTGATATTGGTCTTTAGAGAGTTGCTGTCTGTCGTTGATTTCAATCTCTTTTTTGTTTGTATTCTTTGTAAGAAAGTACGTAACGACAGAACCTAGAAGGGTTGAGACAGCAGTGATGATACCTGCATCTGTGAATAATTTTAAGAAATCCATTAGCGATTTCCTCCCCTACCTTATTTTGGCAACCCCTTTCCAATCAAGCCCTTTTACCCTTAGAGATTATTAGTCTCTTACGAATCGTAAGAATGAAGAATCATTCTTAACCCATTGGTCGCCACCAAGGTTTAACCATCCG